CTAGTACTGCCTTAAAGCCTTCGTGTCTTCCAACTAATCGTTGGTAGTCGTCAAAAGAATTAACATTAATGCCAGCGGTGAGGGTTTCCGCCAATTTTGCCTGTTCATCTCGCGTGCGCGAAATAATTTCAGAAATAAAGTCTTTCATACTTATACTAATGCAAAGGAGCTAAAAAATCCGCCCCAAATGTTAATAAAAGTTACCGCCGCCAATATCTTTAAGGTTTTTATCTGGTCCGACCTTGGAGGAACGGGCGGGTTTACCTTTTACGGCATTGTTTGCGCGCTTAGAGCCAGAGGCCCCCTTATCTGTTTTTTTGTCGCCTGGGCCGCCGCCAGATGATAGGTTACCAGTTTCTTGGTATGTTTGACGAAAGCCTTTTAAGTTGTTATCGGCCATAATTATACTCCTGTTGGTTTGGGTGGTTGTGCTGCTAATTGTTGTAGTGCCTGTACGTGTGACTGATCTGCCTGCTGCATTGCGGTAGCGTGCTCTAAGCCGGTCTGTTGCGCCTGTTGCTGTGCCGCAATTTGTTGCTGTACCTGGGCCGCCTGGTTTGCCATGTTGTTGCGCTCTGCCTCTAAGCCGTGCTGGCGTATGTCCTGCTCCGCGGCGTTTGTTGCCTCTAACGCGGTCAGGTTGTGTTCGTGCATCATGGCCATCTGGTCCTGGCTTAGTCCCATGTCGGCGTTAATCTGGGCAATTCTTTCGCGTGATGAGTTGTTAATATCTGCCAGGGCAATCTGGGTGGCGCTCTTGTTAGCGTCCAGTTGGGTCTGTGTCTCGTACTTAGCCTGCAACTCAGCCACCTGGCGCTGCAGGTTAGCAATGTCAAGCTCGTACGACATCTTGTCCTTAGCGGCAGATTGTTGTAGCTTGGCCTGTGACTCGGCGGCCTTACGCTCTGTTTCAGCCATCTGTGTCTTAAGAATAACCTGGGCGGTTGGGTCACTGGCGGCAATGTTTTGTTGCTGTTGCTGTTGTGCCTCTTGAACCTTTTGCGCCAGTTGTTGAATCTGCTGGATGTACGGGGCCATGTCCTGCTGCGAGTCCTGAGCGACCATCTGTGACGCTAACGCCAACGCCTGCTGCGCCTCGAGGTCTAGTGGCTTCTCTTGGTTGAGCTCCAGTGTATCACGGCCGCCTTGCGCCTGCGCTACATAGGAACGCATAGACTGCAGGTAGTGTAGTGTCAAGTGCTGCTTAATGTGCTCCAGCGCGTTAGGTGAGAATGACGGCCCAATGACTGGGTTTGCGCCGTACGCTGGATCCTGGGCATAGGCCAGGTGAATCTTAATGTGTGAGATATGATCCTGGTCCGGGTACGCAGCAGCCGGTCTTCCCATGGTCATGGAGACGTTCTCTAGCGCAGGGTTAGACTCTTTAGCGCCCATTGGGTTTGGTAATACCTCGTCAATAGACGGAACCTTAAGCTGGCCTAGGACGCGGCGGTAGACCGCGCGAATGTCAAACATTCCTGGGGGTGCCGAGGTGGCCATCTGCAGGAGGGCCTGGTTTTGTGCGACACGCTGCGTCTCTGAGAAAATGTTAGGGTCAGAGACAGGACGGATGTCGTTGTTTGACGCAAAGTCACGGATCTGGATCTCAGTGCCGGACTGGTTGTCCATCTCATTGAGGTACCAATGATTCAGACGGGAAATGATTGCTAGTGACTTAGCCTGGCTGCGATGTAGTCGTGCGTGAATGCTGGAGAATACCTTGGCGCCTTGCTCAATCAATGCCTGGGCGGTGCCAACCGGCATGTTGTTGTTTGCCTCGCCAATCTTTTCTTCGGCTGTGCTGACAACGCCCTTGGCTGCGGCGGTTAGCCAATCTAAAAGATTTAGTAGGACAGAAGACGGTGGGTTAAACGGCATCGGCATTGCGATCTTGCGTACGTCGTCAACGCCCGGTGCGCCTTCAATCTCAATTACCTGAGTAGGCTCGATTCTGTCTGACTGCCCACCAATGCGTCCACCCTTGAGTTTAAGCATTGTCTGGCTGTTGTTGATATGAGCAGCGTCAAGAAGAGCACGCAAACTGCCGGTAAGAGCAGCACTAAGCCCACCAATGAGATGAGGTAGTCCAATAGCGTACGCTCCACGCCAAGGAATGAATTTAAACTCGACGTACCAGTCGAGCTTCTCGAGTTTCTCATCGTTACACTCCCAGTTACGGTATAGGCCAACAACCTTAGATGTTGTCTCGTCAATGGTTAAAATATACGGCGCGCGTTTACCTTCTGTCTCTGTGTCTTCGTCTAGGCGAATAAAGCAGGTGATCTCGTAAATACGGCGCAGCCCGTCAATATTTTTAGATGGGTTTTCTTTGCCTTCAATTTTATCGTTAGCCTCTTGGCTACGTGTCTGCTCGTTAAGTGGTGCGTCGGAGGTATACTCTGTGTCGATGTCGCGGTATATTCCTGCCTCGACGCGTTGAATAAACGCGTCTTCTGTGATGTCCTGTACTTCAGTTACGCGCGGGGACGTATAAAAATTAGTTGATGCGTACGGCAGCAGGATGTTGTCAATTGCTACCCACTCGCATGTCGGACGCTTTTGTTCTGTGTCAAAGCGCCACTTGAGGAACTGTGAGCCACCCAATGGTAGCTGAGTGAGCAGCTGCTCCATCTCGTCGCGGTACTCAGGGATCTGCTCGGATAGTTGCCAGTTAAGAAAGTCTACCTTGCGAGCCGCTGCCTCTTCCTTAATTCTGTCTGCGTTGCCCTTGATGTTTGACTTAACGATACCATCCGGTGGCAGTAATTCTTTGGAGGATGACGCCGCGAAGTCAACGCATGCCTCAGCCATAACGGGGTGGACGACTTTGGAGGCTCCGTCAAACGTGGCTCCCCCGGGCGCGTCCTTGCCGAGTCCAGTTCTACGAAGGCCTTCCTCGTACTGTTTATCTCGTTGCTTGCGTGACTCTTTGTCCACGTCAATTAAATCCAAGTACTCCTGCGCTAATCCCTCAAGCACGTCCTCGTCAAACACTTCGGCCAGGTTAGAGTAAAACTCTGGTGCCTCTTGTGGTGATGACTTAGGAATAAAGTTAACTACGACGCTACCATCCTCTAGCTCAATGACCTCTTCTTCTACGTCGCCTGGCTCTAAGCCAAGTGCGTCTTCGTAGTAGTCCATCTGGACGTCTTGCATCTGCGCCTCTTTAATGTTTTGCTCGGTCTCTAGACCGGGCAAATTAGCGCCTTGCTGAATTGGTAGTTGTGGTTGTGCCATAGATTATTTTTTGTAGAAACGGGTCTCTTTAATTTTTTGTAGGAGGTTGGCTTTTTTCTGAGCCTCGTCAGCTTTTAATTTTGCTTGGTATTGCTCCATTAGTTGACGCTCTTGTTCTTGCTTTTTGAAACCTTCAATAGTGGCGTCACCGAGCTCTGGTGAGTATGTTAATCCAGAGATTAAGGCGGTGAGTGGATTTATAGGGGCAAACGCTGAGTACCCAATACCGGCCGTTCTTGCTGCGGCCTCTGGATACTTTTGTGATTTAATATCTTGGGCAATTTGTTTAGCCTCTTCCGGGATAAACGGTATCTCAAGCGCAGACTGGCTCGCAATGTTTTTAACTGTAGACCCCGTTGCAAATTTCTGTGGTGTCTGGCCCTGGGCCATAATTGCCGCAATCATATCCTGCGGGGACATTTGAATGTGGCCACCGTCTGCCTTATGCAGCCTTGGGTCTAAAGGGTCATAGGTGCCTTCGTTGCCAATTGCTGATTTAACTTGGTTTGGCTCAAAAGCCACGGCGTTGTAAACTTTTGGTCTTTGCACTAAGCGGCCCATTGCATTTCTAAATGAGTCATCGCGGGTAACAATAACCCCGTCATACCCCATTTCTTTTAGTTTCTCAATTGGCATGCCATGTAAAGATTGTTCTGAAACATCAACGTATTTTGGATTTTTAATTGAAAGGTGAACTGGCATTACTTGAGAACCCTCAATAAAACGATTTTCTCCAAATATGTTGCCTTCGCTGTTTTTTCCGTAAGCACTGCGTTTTAAATAATCTTCCGCTCCAAAATACATTCCCTGACCATGGTATCCTTGGTCGTGTTGTTGTGCTAACTTTGGATCAAACGCGTCGCCTTTAAAGTCCGTCGTGTGGTGGTACATGGTAATTGGTTTACCATTATAGTCAACCACTTTGGTGTCTTTAAGGTATTTGGTTTTATTGGCTTGTTTTTCAAGCAAAGACAACGCGCTTTTTAAAACTTTACCGCCAGGTGCAAATTGTTGGGGTATGCCAGACTCTTCCATCAGCAACTGCTGTGGTGTCTTAAGCATTTCTTCAGAGGTGTGGGCTTTGGACCCGGCCTCTTCGAGCAGCATTTGATTGGGAGTTTTAAGAAGATTCATTCTAATTATACTAATGCAAAAAGAAAGCTAAAAACGCCCTATTGGGCGTAGGGATTAGAAAACTTCTTCTTTGAGTCGTCATCAGCGTAGTCATAGTCGCGCGCGGGTAGTGGGTCAAGCTGCAGCCAGCCGCTGTCCCTCAGAACGCGTAGGGCCTGGCTGAGGGCGTCAACGTAGTCGTCGTGGCCCCCTGCCTCGGGAAACGAGCAAACCTGCCGTAG